GCTTCATCACGGCTGGCCTGTATCTCTGCGGCAAACTGGTTGATAGTATGCTGGTCAATAGAACCTGAACAGTCTACTGCAAATACAATCTCACCCATTGTTTCACCACTCACACTAGGCAAGTACAATCCCTGTGATACAAAGCGTCTGTTAAACCTAGCGAATGAACGCTCGTCAGTACGTGCTTTGGATAAGAACCTACGCAGTACATCACGCCAGTCTACCTTCGGTGCAAGCACATCATCTACCAGTCGTGCCATGTTAGCTGACAACTGACCCATCATCTTAGCGGCCTGTGCCGCCTGTGCTACACGGACTTTCCACTCTGCGGCAAGCTGTTGCTGTTCGGCTGGTGTACCGCCGCTATCTTCGCAGTCATCAAGTGGGTCATCACCGTCAGGATTATCAGGCAAGATATTGTAGATACCGTCAGTCGTACCACCAGCAGCGTCATAGATTGCCTTGTTTAGTAGGCCACCAGTAGGCATCTTACCAATGTGTTCGTCAGTCAGTAGCTGGTTGATTACATAGTCGCCAGCTTGGTTAAACTTACGATGGTCGCGGCCTCTGATACGTGTCGGGTGTTCAAGCATAGGGTGAAAGCACTCATGTGCAATCAGGAACTTTACTTCTTCATCAGTCATACCGTTCACAAACCACGGGTTGTACCGTATCTCATGGCCGTTAGTACACGCTGTCTTGATGGTGTAGTCCAGTTTAACTGGCAGGTTCAATGCAATGTTACCAATGAAAGCGTGTTCAAGTACCAGTGAGGTACGTGCCTTAGCCATACGGCGCACCAGCTTTGCTTCTTCATCAGGCGTCATTACTTTTGGTTCATCAGTTTGTGTCATTATTTTTTCCTCCATAGTAGCCAGTAAACAATCATGCCAGTAATGTAACCAGCAATAAAATCCCAATTAAATATCAGTTCCATCACGCTACTCCCATAAATGATTTCATCTTATCCATGATAGCTTTCGCTTCATCAGCAGTATCTTTACGCAGGTCAAGGTCATTGCGTAAGGCTTCAGGGTGTTTGAGTAATGACGCCTCAACATCTTGCCGCATCTGTTCCAAGTGTGGGTCATCAGCGAAGTTCAGTCGTGGTAATAAGGCACATAACTCACGGGTATTTTCTACCAAGCTATCACGGAAGATAGCACTAGGGTCAGCCAGCTTTTCAGCCATGTTCTTAACACGTTCATACAGTCTGTTCCATGCTTCGTTCATAGCCGTAGACTGGGCAGACTTAACACGTGCCTCAACATCTTGCTGGATACGTGTCAGTTCATCGCTTGCAATCTGCACACGGAAGTCTGTTGCAGGTACAGGGAATATAGCCATGTCCATTTTGAACTTGGTCTTGAGGTCATCAACTGTCGGGTAGTCTGCTTCGTTATACAGGCTACCAAGTATGCGCTGTGCATCAGCCTTGAGTTTGGGATAGTCCCAGATAAAGCGGTTCACAAGTAACTCCCACTCGGATTTTTCCTTGCGGAACTCAGTCATAAAGCGCAGATAGTTAGCAGTCGGTAGCATCATCGTGCCTTCAATACCCCATGGCAGGGTATTCTCATAGAACTTGGTACGGATATGGGTAGTTTTCTTATGCACGTTATCCAGCATATCATTCATGGGTAACAGCGACTTGTTATAGCGACCCACACCACTGGCTACCCCATTGGCACTGGCTACTTCTTGGGTTACTTTTTTGTCATACTTACGTGCAGTCCACTGACTAACGGATAACTGCACAAGTAATGCTCGGTCATTCAGGTTCATCTTGTCCTCCTAATATAAAGGTTTGTTGTTTGCTATTCGGTAGTAAAGCGTTTGTAAATTAACTCCTGTTATGGAAGATAATTCTTTAAGTGATACTTGCCTACCTTGATATTCAACTAAGTACTTTTTGTTTTCACCCCTGTGGTTTTTCGTACTGAACAGTTCAGGTGGTCTTACTCCACTTTTATACCTAGCTTTTACCCAGTGATACGGTATTCCGTAATGCCTAGCCCACCCTGCAATGGTCATGGTTTTATTTTCATACTCTATAAACACGTTTGTTTTACGGTTATTAGCTTGTTCTTCTGGTGTAGCCCACCTACAATTCGAAGGCTCATACCCTTTACTATTATCAATACGGTCTAGTGTCATACCATCAGGTGGATGTCCCATATCACTAAAGAAGTTTGGGAATGAGTAACGCCATCTATCACAAACAGTAATACCTGCACCTCCATACCGCTTATAGCTACGCTGCTTAGGGTTGTAACACCGTTGTATCATTTGTTGCCATATAACATACGCTCGTGTGTTGTGTAACCCATGTATGGCTCTTGCTTTGTTTGCTTTAATGACGTTCTCATATCCCATGTCGTTCTCCTGTTTAATATGGACTATTATACATAGGATGTTCTATTAGAACAACACGTCTTGGTGTGCCATTGCCCACTTCGTAAACGCTTGAGTGTTGCTAAGGTCAGGGTTCTTACGAGCCGCATAACTTACAGCGAGTACAGAAAATTCAGGTGGCATACGTTCCGTATAGGTGCAAACTCGGTCAAAATTGCTCTCGGTAGCACGTTCAGCCAATGCACCACTCAAAGCATACAGTGTCGCAGGGTCAGTCGGTACGTCTGCTGTCTTGGGATTGAGCAGGATTGCATCAGGGTTTGGTAACTTACGGTAGATACGCATAAAGCCAACAAACTCTGCCGCCGCACCCTCACCTACTGCACCCTTAAAGCACTCATACTCTGCTTCAGCTGGCACTGTACCAAGTACATCACTCACACCTTCAACCCAGCTACGAGGTGTAGCGTTTTGGTCGCGCTGTGCATCGAAGTCATGTAACAGGTTCGGTCTAAAGCGAATGAAGCTAACAACCTCAGGCCTTACGCCATGGTCAATAGCCCATGTAGTCCAGTCATCAAGGTGTGTTTCAAGTTCGATAACTGTTTCACGGTTACGCAGATGGCTAAGCACACGGTTAGCACCAGCACGGTCAGACTGTCTGTTACCAGTCGATACTACCATCCACCCATCAGGCATTGGTACACCATGTAGTGTTCGTGCTTGGCAGATGTTGGCTAATACTTTCTGCAAGTCAGGACTTGCTTGGTTGCGGTCATCAAACAACAAGATGCCACGTTCAGGGGACTTGCCTTTAACTGGAAACCAGTCAGGTATACGGTACTTCAACCCATCATCACCACTTGGGAACATAATACCGAAGTCCTCGACCAGCATGGTAGGCATATGACGCTCAACCACTGGCACTTGCAGTTCTTCACCCAACTCATGCACCATTGTAGTCTTACCACCACCGGGGCTACCCTCGATACATACTGTACGTTGTAGTGGAAAGAGTGACTTGAGTGTTTCTTTAAGCAGTGTGGCTCGCATTATTTATTCCCCTTATATGATTTATGGTCAATGCCGTAGGTTACGAAATAGGTTGACTGGTCGCTAGTCAACTGGGCACGGTACTTACGTGCCGCTTCTTTGCTTGAGAAATAAACAACTTGTCCGTTGTTATCCTTAACCAGTTTGTGATTATCATCACGCAATGCAAATAGCTTCATTTGTTTCTCCTAAGTTAGTAATTACGAAGCACTTCAACAGTGCCGTTGTCATGGTTAGCCATCGTTGTAACCGAGCCTAAACCCCATGTTCTTATTGCCCAACTGCCTATGGAACTACGCAGGGAATCCAGTGGTAAATCACCGATTGGTACGGCACATACACCACCAACCTGCAAGCCACTCATCAGTGGTTCATACACCTTGAGGCAATCGCCACGGCGTACCGTAGCCACTCGCTTATGGTCTAGTACTTCCAACTCACCATACTCAAGGGTAGTATCACCATCCTCAATTATGATTTTGTACTGGGCATTAAGCCCGTTAAGTAATGCGATGAACTTATCCAGTTCACGCTGTTGTATCGACATCATTGTGTTACCTCCTGTCTAACCATTTAAAAAATATAACCCCACCTACCAATAAGAACCAATACAATGGGGTCACCATAGAAACTTGAGCAAGTGCAAGCACTAACCCAAGCCATACTGCAAACAAAAACATCATCTCACACCTCCCTTATGACTACTGTTTAAGCCAACCAATAAGGCTGGGTCGGTTACGACAATGTAGTTACTCTTTGGCATCGGCACAATAGTGTGCCTTACCGCTTTGGCTTGCTTATCACCACAAGCAAGGCAGGTCTTATAACCCAACTTATACCTTGCTTGCAGTATATGGTCGCCACACTTAACACATAGGTTGTTGTACTCATGTGCCATTGCTATCACCCTCCAAATACTCATACAGAAAGCAGTACATACCCACAATGCGGACACCATCAGGGATAACTGTGTAGTCATCACCATCAAGGTAGTAGATAATCGCTGTCTGCACGTTGTCAGTACTAGCACCAGTAGCCTTGTGGTAGGCTGCCTTAAAGCGTTCAATGTTAATTACTATCATGCCGCTACCCCCATTCTGTCTGCAAATGCACCGTTGAAACCATGTACGGCAATCTTTACCATCATGTCTTTACCATACCATTGAACTTCATCGTCATAGACATCAGGGTGTGATTGCCCTTGCTGTTTGCTGGTAGTACGACTGAACTTGTCAGCCATGCCGTACCACTCTCTAGTGCCATAGTCATATACCCACATCGGCCAATGTGGGCCGTAGCTATACACCACATAAGTGTGCTTATTAATACCATGCAGATGCATGGCATACATATTGCTACCCATAAATTCTTTGAGGTGTGATACATACCGACTACTATCACGGTTGTTAATGCGTTCTAAATGCTCAATAAAGTTCACGCATCTTACCTTCTTTAATGTCATAGGTTCATAGGCGGTATTGCTACCGCCTCCTCCATAGTGGATGTGGTTGGGTTAAAACAGTTCCTTCTGCTCAACGGTAGCACCAGTCAGTGTACCTTCTACGAACTCAAGGCCTTTAAGGTCATCGCATTTGAGGTACATAGCACCACCAGCTTGAGGTGGTATACTAGCCCTGATTGTTTCATTGGACTTAACGGATGATGATACTTTCTGCACAGTTAAGCCACTGAATGTACCGTTCTCATTGACTTTGGTAGCTGTAACTTCAAGGTAAAATGTAACTGGTTTGATAGACTTCTTCAACGTAGCTGTAATAGCCATAATAACTACTCCTAAAGTGTAATAAAAAATAAATATAATAAAACCCAAGACCGTTTGGTCAGGTTTCAGATTAGCACGAACCGAAATCCGAACAAAAAGTTTAAAAATCAACAACTTAGCGAGGTCGCCTGACTTTGTAATTGTATTTGAATGTATTTGGTTACGTTTTTAAGCTATGTAACCGCATTGATTTGTAAATGAAGGTTGTCGTGTAACACCACGAAGTGGGTTTGTAACCACGGAGTAAGCTACAAGGGTTATTGCCATAACATAATGTAACCGGTTACACAAAAAGTACTAGAATAATCTGCAAAAATCTAAACTTTTTTACTTGAGGTATCGGTTACATGAAATTTAGATTATTGTAACCTCCTTGCTGGGCTTGGGTTTCAGAGGCAATAATCTAAATAATCTAATAATCTACGCATAAAAGTGTAAGACAGGGGGGAGTTAGATAGGTAGATGGTTACGCAGTTACATTCATGTAACCTCATCATTTTACTACCGGGTGTGTGTTAAAAAACCATAGATTATTTAGATTATTTAGATTATTATATATATATATGGCTGAAACCCAATACTGGCGCGGTGGTTACATTTGCCAAAATAATCTAATGTGAGTAACCACTAACCTAATTTTTAGATTATTTAGATTATTTTCTTAGATTATTGCCTATTTTTTAAGCAATCAATGTAACTTTTGTCTATTTTTTAAGCAATCAATGTAACCGGTTACATAGTTTTGTGTGTAATGTTACGTTTTGCCATGTAACCGCCCCACTTTTACCGCTAAAAAACGTAACCGCCCCGCGCGATACTGTCAGATGTGTCGCTATTTGATGCCTGCACCCCCCGGCGTATGGTTTGTTTTATACACACAAAAACAGTAAAACTATACACGTCATCCATAACCTGATAAGAAAACAGCAAAATCTATACATAAACGACAGACAAAATAAAACCCGGCTTTCGCCGGGCTGTTTCCTACTCGATTGGTATTACCTTGATGTCGTAACACTTGCATACCCACAGCTTGAACCTGAATTTCAGTAAGCCGAAGTATCCCTTCACGATTGTTGAGTCTGTTGTGTGTATTGCTGTGGTGTACATAATCATAAATTTATTCATATCATTCAGGCAGGTTTCCCTGCCTGCCTCGTTATTTTAAAGTTACTCGAACATTTACCATTGGAATACCTAATTCTTCAATCAGGTAATCTTGAAACTTCATGGCAGATGAATCGCGTTTGAACGCTCTGAAGTACATCATATTGCCTTCAATCCATTTGACTATGTACCGCATTGGTTCATACTTACGTGGTTTTCTAGCTTTCATTGCTTTCGCTCCTAGCTTGATTAGAGAAAACTAGGCAGGTTGCCCTGCCTAGTCTGTTACCGATTAGAACAATTTTTTCTTCTCGGCTGGTGCTTTCTGGCTATCACCTTCGACTAGCGTGATGCCTTCCAGCGATTGTGTCTTGAAGTAAACCGCACCGCCTGCCATTGGTGGTACACTGGTCATGAACTCGCAACCTTTCGGTTGTTTAACAATCTTGGCAGTGATGCCAGAGAATGTACCGTTTTCATTGACCCTCGTGGCCGTTACTTCGATAGTGAAAGTAACAGGGGCGATAGACCTCTTAACAGTAGCTTGTTGAGCCATTTTAAATCTCCTAATTGTTGTTAAAGAACTTGTAAATCAGTGCTGCATCAGCACAATTTCAGATTGCCATAACCATGAAAAATGACAAAAAGTGCCCATTTGGTGCGGGTTTGTTGGCGGTTCGAGTCTTGCCAGCTTGCCGTTGCTGGCTGGTGTACCCCTACCCACATGGACTGGCAAGCCAGCAGCCCCCCCTGTATAAGTAAACCGCTTAAAATAAGACCTCATAAAACCATCGGTTACACTCACGTAACCATTTACTTGACAAACTTCCCCGCCTCCACTAAGCTGACTCTCACTATGGACACATTACCGTTACATCACACCAAATGGTCAGACCGCCTAGCGTTTGACATCGCACTCACACTCGAAGGAAGTGGCGAAACCCTGACCGAGGTAACCGTCAGGCACAACATAACCACCCAAGACATCCTTGGCTACAACCAAGACCCAGTCTTCCTCAAGCGCGTGGAGTCCTACCGCGATGAAATCCGAGAGAAAGGGCTGACCTTCCGGCTAAAAGCACGGGCCCAATCGGAAGAACTACTGACAACATCTTGGTTATTGATACACGACCCGTCTGTATCCGCCGCTGTGAAGGCAGATTTAATCAAGTCAACGGTCAAATGGGCGGGACTGGAGCCGAAGAATACTGACAATGATGGCGGCAACAACGCTGGTGGCGTTAAAATCACCATAAATCTGGGTGGGCAGCAGGTAGAAACTGCCATAATCGAGCACGAACCGCAGCAAGTGGAGGAAAAAGATGTCGCCGATGCAGAGTATTCTGAGTAAATTCGAGCAGAGTCACGATGGAGCGCGGGTTGCCCGCATCGCAAGCTCCGTAGAGGCCCACAATCTTGAGTTAATGCTCAAGGAAAACAGTATTTCGTACCACACCCGCATACACAAACACAAGAAACGAGGGCGGGAGTTCGTCATAACCCTGCTTGAGGTGGCCTGAGTGCAGGTAAAACGCTGGAGTCATGTGTATCCGATTGAGGATTTGCAGGAACACTACCTAGATGGGCGCGAATGTTGGTGCCAGCCTGAGTACGACCACGAAAATCAGGTGGTAATCCACTACAGCATGGATATGCGCGAGTTTTTTGACTGCTTACCGAGGATATTACACTGATGAGGAACTACCTACCATGATTTTTGTGGTATCCATACACCTGCTCACCAAGTTTTCTGGCTGCCACTGCCGCATCAAACGATTTATATTGCCCAAGTCCAATACGCTTACCTTTGTGGTAGATAGTAGCCAACCACCGCTGGTCTTTTTTAACCCAATGCACTCCAGAAACCCCAGACGTGTTGTGCTTTTTTCGTTTGGTGTTACGCGCATTTTCCGTCTGCGATACAGACCGCAAATTTTTAATGGTATTGTCGGCTCTATTTCCGTTTATATGGTCTATAAATTCTGGGTCTATACCATAGACCATTTTCCATATAACTCTATGGGCGTTCCAGATTTTTCCAGAGGTTCTAATACGGATGTACCCCTTAGAGTCTAAGCATCCAGCAGGTTTTCCAGCAAATACCTTGTTCCAAGATATGTTTTCTGGCCTAGGGTTCCAATACAATAAGCCTGTAGCAGAGTCGTACGTAAATATGGATATTAGTTCTTGCTGCGATGGTAGTGTAGTATAGTTCAAAGTAGTGGTTCCATGTGGTGTAGGTACAAGTATAATAGACCATATGGAGTTGGTCAAGGAGAGTAAAATGGCATTAGAGATTAACTACACGCCAGCGGCTGTGCAGCGGAAGTTTATGGAGAGCAACGCCAAGATGCGTGTTCTTATGGGTCCGGTAGGTTCGGGTAAGTCTGTAACTTGTTGTTTTGAAGTTGTACGGCGAGCGTCAATGCAAAAGCCTAATGAGCAAGGTATTAGAAAATCTAGGTGTTTGGTTATACGGGAAACTGCACGGCAGTTGCAGGATACTACAATCAAAACTTGGAATGATTGGTTCCCGCCGGGGCAGTGCGGACAGTATATGAGAACTACAAAAACATACTTCCTAAAAGTAGGCGATGTAGAGTGCGAAGTAATGTTCCGGGCTTTAGATGATGCTGATGATGTGGCTAACCTAAACTCCTTAGAAGTTACATTTGCATGGATGAACGAGTGTCGGGATATCCACCCAGACATTGTCGATGCATTATCAAAACGTATTGGGCGGTATCCCTCAGCAAAAGACGGGGGCCCTACATGGCATGGGATGTGGGGTGATACCAACCCACCGACTATGGACGGATGGTGGTACTACATGATGGAAGGGCTTAACCCCAAGGATGGGGTGTCACCGAACAACAACGGCTGGGCTGTGTTCAAGCAACCGTCAGGTCGAAGCGTAATGGCGGAGAACGTGGAGAACCTACCAGATGGATACTACGACACACAGGGCCGCAGCGAGGAGTACATCCGGGTTTACATTGATGGTGAGTACGGGCTGTCCTCAGCAGGTATGCCGGTGTACAAATACTTCAGGACTGACTACCACATGGCACGGGAGCGGTTACGCTTCATCAACAACGGCATACGGCCTATCATCGTAGGGATGGACTTGGGGCTTACGCCAGCGGCGGTTATCGGGCAGCAGGACCCACGTGGTCGGGCACTGATACTCGGTGAATGTGTCAGCTTTGACATGGGTGTGCAACGCTTCGTGCGGTCACTGCTCAAGCCGATGCTCTACGAGCGGTTTGGCGGGGCTCCCATACTCATAGTGACTGACCCGGCAGGTATCCAGCGGGCGCAGACTGACGAGCGCAGTGCTGTGGATATTATCAAGGCGGAAGGGTTCAAGGTCATACCGGCCAAGACGAACAGTGTGTCGGCGCGGATTAACGCAGTCGATGACTTCCTGATGCGGCAGGTGGACGGTGACCCGGCGTTCCTGCTTGACCCCGGCTGCACACAGCTTAAAGCTGCCATGATGGGCGGCTACCGCTACAAGCCCAGAGGTGATGGTGAGATAGATAAGAACAAACACTCACACGTAGCCGAGGCCCTTCAGTACCTAATGTTACATTTAAACGTAACAGGAGAAGGTAGTAGAGTTCCACAACGTAGGGATATAAAACGTGTTGCATCTACAGGATGGACTTGATATACTGCACTTGTGTCATTCATGCGGTTCCTTTCCCCCGTATGCCTCCTGACCCCGGTTGCCCGCTAACGCACCGGGGTTCTTTTTTATTTAAAATACCTATATACTTCTTGACAGGACCGTACTACAATATGTTTAGTAAGGGAGAAAGTATATGAAAAACTGCACCAAACCATACACCATTACTTCTACGAACCCTAAGATGAATAGCTCATCTGCCGCAGGTAAGGGGTATAAGAATGGCGGATATGTCAAAGGCTACAAAGATGGTGGGTACGTTATGAAACCCGAAGACTATGTAGCTGTCGAAGCCAAACAAGCTGCTGTTAACAAAGCGCGTGACGCACAGATTAAAGCAGATGCGGAAGCAATGAAGAAAAAGTACCCTGAGAAAAAAGGTAAGTAATCATGGCTGGACTAACCCTGTTACGTGTCGTAGATAATGCGACCATGATGCGCGAGGAAAGAGAACTCGCAGAGAAAGCGTTAGCAGAACGCCAGAGTCAACCTATGATTCTCGGCTTGGTTAGTCACCTCCGTGCTTGTTGGGATGTAGCTCAGCAGGCGAAAAAGCCAATCGAAAACATTATGCTCAAAGCGTTACGTCAGCGTAACGGGGAGTATGATGCTGACAAGCTGCAACAAATCAGAGCTCAAGGTGGTTCTGAGATATACATGATGATAACCGAGGTTAAGTGTCGTGCTGCCGAAAGCTGGCTGCGTGACATCATGTTGGATACAGGTACACCACCATGGGATATTGTTGCTACACCCATTCCGGATTTAAGTCCTGCACAGGTGCAGGATATTCAAGACATCTTTGCTGAGCGTGTATTAGGCCTCATCGAAGAAACAGGTCAGGCTCCGACTAAAGCTCAGATGGCTGAGCTGAAGGAGATGGTCAGCCAAGACTACCGCTTCCATATTTTGCAGGAAGCCCAGAATCGCACCGACAAAATGAAGCTCAAGATTCAGGACCAGTTTGCTCAAGGCGGCTGGGCTGATTCGTTTAATGACTTCATCACTGACCTAGTCACTTACCCCGCTGCCATCATCAAGGGGCCAGTGGTACGCAGACAGCGTACTTTGGGGTGGAAGCGGGACCCAGTAACAGGTAAGACTACCGTTGATGCCTCTGAGCGTTTAGCTCCAGAGTATGAGCGCGTTGACCCATTCCGAATTTATCCAGAGCCGGGCATTACCCGAATTGAAGATGGTTACTTGTTTGAACACCATCCACTTACCCGTATGGAGTTGTCTGAGCTGATTGGTGTGCCCGGATATGATGACGATGCAATCCGCAAGTTGTTGGATATTGGCAATGGTCAGTCGTGGATTAGTGAAGATATTGAATTGCAGAAGGCTGAGGAGGAGCGTAAGTATTATTCCTACACCCGCCCGACTGAAATCTACGATGCCTTGGAGTTTTGGGGTAAAGTTTCTGGCAAGATGTTGCGTGAATGGGGTATGACCGAAGAAGAAGTACCCGATGAAGCACGTGAGTACGATGCCAATGTGTGGCTTGTTGGTAACTACGTTATCAAGGCCGTACTGAATTACGACCCACTGGGTCAGAAACCTTACGCAAAAACCTCGTTTATCAAATGCCCCGGTGCATTCTGGGGTAAAGGTATTCCTGAGATTATTGAGGATGTGCAGAGCGTTTGTAACGCTGCTGCCCGTGCACTGATTAACAACATGGGCATCTCATCTGGGCCTCAGGTAGAAGTTAACCTTGAGCGTATCCCGGCAAATGAGGACATTACTCAACTGTATCCATGGAAGATATGGCAGACGACAAGCGACCCTGTTGGTGGTAGCGGCGGTGCTGTTAAGTTCCACCAGCCAGACGACAATGCAAGTACATTGATGGCCGTTTACGAACGCTTTAGCAAACTTGCAGATGACCACTCAGGCATTCCGTCATATATGTACGGTGATTTGAACGTACAGGGTGCAGGTAGAACCTCATCCGGATTGTCTATGCTTATGGGTGCGGCAGGTAAAGGTATACGTCAGGTCGTGGGTCACATTGACTCAGACATCATTAAGCCAGTTGTGCAACGTCAGTTCGTGTACAACATGAGATATGATGACGATGAGAGTATTAAGGGTGATGCAGAAGTCATTGCCCGTGGTGCAGTTAACTTGGCTGTTAAAGAAACAGTCAATGTGCGCCGAATTGAATTTCTTAACGCAACCGCCAATCCGCTTGATGCGGAAATTATTGGTAAGGATGGCCGCGCCGCGATTCTTCGTGAAGTGGCTAAAGGGTTGCAGATGCCTGTGGAAGACGTTGTTCCATCTAGGGAGAAGTCGAAGTATCTGGGTAACCAGCAAGCCCAAGCGCAAGCTGCTCAACAGCAGCCGCAGCAGGGCGCACCGCTGCAACCAGACGGTTCTCCAAAAGGTGGTATGGCGGGCAACACAGTCAGTAGCCGTGTGAGTGGGGCAGCAGCATGATTCGACCAAGCCCAGACGTAGTCAAAGCATTGGCCATTACGGTTCGCAACTATCCAGAAGTCTTGGAGTGGCTTACCGAGTGGAGGACTCATGAGTTGGAGAACCTACCTCAGGCAATAAATAACCCGACACTTATGCAGGGGCGGTGTCAGGTTCTAGGCGAGCTGTATAAGCTTGTCAAAGAAGCTCCTGAACTAGCAGCGGCAAAATCTAAATGATTCGCCCTCTAACTTACGCACACCGATAGGAGCGTTTTATCATGGCAATTCCAGAGCAAATTCGTAAACAGAGTGAGGCAGTACAAGATTTATATAAGGAACTCGGCGCAGCAGTAGCCGGTGCGGGAGAAGGTGCGCCTAACCCCGACACAGGTACGCAAGACGGTGACCAGAATCCTGATGTAAATACAGCAGCCGACACAAATACTGGTACTGAAGATGCAAACCCATCTACTGGTGGTGAGCACAAACCAGCTGATGGCAAAGACCCGCAAGAGGATATAGTGCAGAAATACCGTACCCTTCAGGGTATGTACAATGCAGAGGTTCCTAGATTGCACTCACAAAACCGTGAAATGCAAAATAGGTTGCAGCAGATGGAGCAATTACTAGCATCCATGACAGCACAGCAGCAGGCTCAGGCTACCGCTCCTGTATCAGCGCAAGAAGTAATTACAGCGCAAGATAAGGAAGAATACGGTGAGTCTATTGATGTTATGCGCCGTGCAGCAATGGAAGTAGTTGGGCCCTTGGCGCAACGTATTTCACAGTTAGAGCGATTGATTGGGCAGATTCAAGGTAGCGTAGTACCTCAGGTAAATGCTATCTCACAACGCCAAGCAATGACAGCTGAGCAGCAGTTCTGGTCCGATTTATCTGCGTTTGTACCTAATTGGCGTGACATCAATAACAACACGGATTTCCAATCTTGGTTGTTACAGATTGACCCGCTGACCGGTATTAGCCGACAAACTATTCTTGAGGATGCACAGCGCAGCCTTGATGTACACCGAGTAGGTAACTTCTTTAAGTCTTGGTTAGAAATAACTGGACAGGCTAATGTGGCTCAAAACTCTCAGGCAAAGTCTGCTTCTGAGTTGGAACGTCAGGTTGCACCGGGCAGGTCCCGTAGCACAGGCAATCCAGCAGGCAGTGTAGCGAAACAGTACACAACGAAGGATGTTGAGAAGTTCTATGCTGACATCCGACAAGGTAAGTACAAAGGTCGTGACGCAGAACGCGCTAAAATCGAACGCGATATTTTCGCAGCAACGCGAGAAAATCGTATTATTAACGCATAAGTAAAGGTGAATTATTATGGCTTTCCCAACCGCAGGCGGTCGCCCTGATTACAGCGGCAATTTCATTCCAGAAATCTGGTCAGGTAAACTGATTGAGAATTTCTATGATGCTACAGTTCTGGCATCTATTTCTAACACTGACTACGAAGGTGAGATTCGTCAGATGGGTGATACGGTTAACATCCGTACTACTCCAGAAATCACAATCAAGACCTACGCTAAAGGTCAAACATTGTCTGTTGAGAACCCGGACAAACCAAAAATCCAGTTGGTTATTGACAAAGGTGAGTACTTTGCCTGCGTTGAAGATGACGTGGATAAAGTTCAGTCTGACATCCAACTGATGGACACATGGTCTAAAGACGCTTCAGAGCGTATGAAGATTAAGATTGACCAACGTGTTCTGACAGACATTCTGCCAGACATCGCAGCTACCAACAAAGGTGGTTCAGCTGGTCGTATCTCAGGCAACATCAACTTGGGTACTACTGGTACTCCAGCTGCTTTGACCAAAGATGGTGCATCTTCAACCATTGCAGTAGTCGATTATTTGGTTGACTTGGGTACTGTGCTTGATGAAGCTAACTGTCCAGAAGGTGACCGCTTCGTAGTTATTCCAGCTAAGATGGCTGGCATGATTAAGAAATCTGATTTGAAAGATGCCTCACTAACTGGTGACAGTACATCTATCCTGCGTAATGGTCGTTTGGGTATGATTGACCGCTTTACTGTGTACATGAGCCACAACTTGGCAGTGACTAGCGGTAAGTTCAGCATCATCGCAGGCCACAAAATGGGCTTCACATTTGCATCACAGATGACCAATATGGAAACTCTGCGTTCAGAAACCACATTTGGTAACATCATCCGTGGTTTGCAAGTGTACGGCTACAAAGTAGTGAAGCCAGAAGCTTTGGCAATGGGCGTTGTTACTTTAGGCTAACCAGACGGGGGATTACCCCCCCCCGTTTACTGTTCAAGTTTTAGGAGAAATTAAATGGCTACATATACCGATAAATTGGGCTTTAATAAAGGCTCAGCTGCGTTGCCAGCAAAAGGCACAAACCGTTCAGCAGTTGTTGAAGTGAAGTTGGATTTTGCTGCAATCATCGCTGCACGCGTAGCAGCTGGTGCTACTGCACTGGCAGTTAACGATGTACTCGAAGTAATCCCAGTACCGGCAGGTACTATCGTTCGTAACGTAGCTTTGGTTGTTGAGAAAACCGCTGCTTCTGGCACTATCGCTATTGGCGATGGCGGTGCTGCTGCGGGCTACTTAGCAGCTCAAGCTGTATCATCTACTGGTATCTTTGGCGGTGTTCCTGTATTGAATACAGGCGCGTTTGCGCCAACATTAAGCGGCGGTAAAGTTTATGCGGCTGCTGATACTATCGACATCACCATCGGTACAGCTGTTCCAGCTGCTGCTATCGTACGTGTTGTTGCAGAGCTTGTTGATTTAAACGCCCAGTAATGTAAAGGGGCTTCGGCCCCTTTTCTTGCTCTGTACATTAAGAGCATAGCGGGTATAATCAGGTAACAAATAGGAGATTACAATGGCACGATTTTTACGTGGTAGGAAAGACGGTTTTATCTACGACTGGAATCCTATTCTAGCGGAGAACCCCAACGTGGAAGAAGTTTCTGAAGAAGAAGCATACCCAGAAAAGTTTATCCCTAAGGCCCAAAAAGGCCGTAAGTCTAAGTTAGAGATTGATGTTCCTACGGTCAATGAACCTAGCGGCAATCCTGATGTGGACCAAGAGGCAAGTAAAGGTCTATAAAAATGAAGCTCTCCGATGTACTAGCAGAAACTCGGCGTATCCTACAGGACATTAACGAGCCTGTGCGGTACAGTGATGAACTACTTTTGGGGTTTGCCAACCAAGCCCTCAAGCGTATGGCTGTCATCCGCCCAGATTTATTCGCCTATATCGGGGAGATTCCAACTACAGCAGGTACTGTTATACAGAGTGCCCCTGCTGATTCACTGAGAATTATTGAGATTCTTTACGTCAAAGACGGTGACGGTGTTACTGAAGTTAACCGTGATATGTTGGATGAAACATACCCAACATGGATGAATGACGAAGCGGCTCCATGTGTTAACTGGATGCGTCATGTGAGGAATCCCAATAAGTTCTTCATATACCCTAAAGCCCCTACCGGGCAAGTTTTGATTGTAGAGTATGCACAATCACCAAAAGACTATACTGCTGATGAGGACGTAGAACTGCTTTCTGATGCGTACTTCCCAGTTGTAGTGGATGGTACAGTTTATTTGGCTGAGTCGATTGATAACGAACACGTTAACTCAAATCGTGCCCAGTTGTTCCAACAGTCGTTCACTCAAGCTCTTGGTGCAGGTATGCAGGCCAGAGTTCTGACTGACATCGAAGATGCAGGATTACCTGAGAATAAGGTTAGATAATGGCTACCAGAACTTTTCTCTCGCTTGCTAATAGGTTATCTCCTAGCGTTCCGGGCTGCCCATTACCTGTCATTGCAAACTACATTCGTGACGCCGCTGTAGAGGTCTGCGAACGTACTCTTGCATGGCGGTATGAGCAGCCTGCGATTCGCCTTACGCCCGGCGTGTACGAGTACCCATATGAAACACCGTCAGATACAGAGGTTCATGCGTTCCTTACATCATCTGTTAACAATGAGGCAGTCACTCCGATGACTATAGAAGATGTGCATACTAAGTTTCCACACTGGCCTGACTTGGCTGAGGAGCATAGAAGTAATCCACGCTATGTGGTTCAGTTTGATGTGGACAACTTTGCTGTAGCTCCAATCCCTGACGCGTCTAAAACCTATGATATGAAGATGGTATTGGCATTGAAGCCAATCCGCACAGCCGCAGGTATGGATAAGACTGTGTTCGATGATTTAGAGAACGTCATTATGCACGGAGCACTACAACATCTTTTGGTGTTGCCTAACAAACCATGGTCCGATAGAGAGCTTGCTGCGTACCATGCCAAACAATACCTGTCTAAAACAGTTGAGCGCAGAGCTAGAGCCAACCTTGGTGCTGGTCGCGCTACTGTATCAGTACAGCTACGCAGATTTGTATGAGGTAGATTATGGATGTTATTCGTTTAGTTCAAGGTGACAGCAAGCCAATAATTATTTTGACCCTTACTGATGATAGTACGGGGCTACCTATAGCCCTGTCCGGGTCAGAAACTACAGTGCAAGTAAAGTTTCGTGCATCTGGAAGTAATACCTTGTTGTCTACTATACCGTGCGAAAAGACTACTGGTGGTGGGGACGGCAAGGTTCAATTCGATTTCTCCGGCGGTGTACTTGATGTAGACCCCGGTATGTATGAAGGCGAGATTGAGATTACTTATGGCCCCGCTGGTACTCAGACTGTCTATGACATCTTGCGATTCCGTGTACGAGGGCAGTTCTAATGCGAGTTCGGGCAACAGCATCTATCCTAGACTCAGCCGGTAAGATTCGTGCTGTGGTAGGGTATGTTGCGCTTGTTGCAGCAGTAGTCTACGCCGCAGTAACAATTAGCCAAGTAGAGGTTATTAGAGCTGTGCCGGTGCAGATACCAGTCAAGACTGCTGGTAAACCGACTATACAACTCCAGTATGAAAACTTATCGCTTGAGTCTGTTTATGCACAGCAGATTAGTGCTTCTATATCATATGGTAAAGTTCCACTATACCTTGCTGACCAGCTTGGGGTTGAAGACACTATCACTCAGTTTGGTATTGACAAAGTAATCGTTGACTTGGTAGGAACATCTGATGCTTATGTCATGGAGTTTACTAAGGCACCAGCCGATAATATTGCAACTTCAGATATGCAAACACTGGATGTGGTTAAGGATACTTCAGATGACGTAACTGCTATAGATGCACCAGCTAAAATTCTTACCCGTCCAGTGGTCGATAGCATAGATACAACAGATATTTGTGAGGTTACTCCGGGGAAAGTTGCTACTGATAGTGTCACTAGCTCGGACCAAGTAGATAGCTTTGATGTAGGAAAAGCAGTTACTGAAGTTGTATCGGTGCAAGATAGCCTTGCTTCTAGTATTGATAAACCGCTTTCTGATATAGGCACGGCTATTGATAGTCCAGCTAAGGGCTTTACTCGACCTAACATAACTGATGCCGTAGTAGCTACAGATGATGCTGTAATGAGTGCCTACAAAGCGGCAACTGACGCAGTCACCGCAACTGATGCTGATGTACTAAATGTAGGTAAAGTTGCCTCAGATTCGATAGCCGTTACCGAGTCTAGCGGAAAAACACTGAGTAAGGTAATATCCGGAACAGATACTGTTACAGCTACAGATAGTATTGAGGTAACTCTGATTGTGTGGGTCAAGTCTGGTATAGTTAACGAACAGATGGTTAACGTGATAGCTGTAAACGGGTAATTTAATAGGAGAAATACTATGATTTATGATGGCGTAAATGCGACCGGTAGACTCAAAGTTGAGTTGCGGGGTCCAGATGGGGAGTTGAAGCATAGCCAAGAGATTGATAACCTAGTAGTAACAGTTGGTAAGAATTTCATAGCTTCCCGCATGGCTGGTACTTCTCTAGGTGTTATGTCCCATATGGCTATTGGTACTGGTGCTGTTGCAGCTGCCGCTGGGAATACTACACTGGGTACTGAGGCTGGGCGTGTAGCTTTGGCATCGGCTACCGCTACAGGTAATGAGGTAGTTTATAGTGCTACGATTCCAGCTGGTACGGGTACAGGTGCAATCACTGAGGCAGGCGTATTTAATGGTGGTTCTGCCGGAACAATGTTGTGCCGCACTGTGTTTGGTGTGGTTACAAAAGAAGCTGCTGACTCACTCGGTATTACTTGGACTGTTACAATTAACTAGCAGGTGGCGTCATGGGTGCTAAACTCAAAAACAATGCTTATGGCACGTTACTAGCGAGTATTAGTGACTCTGATGTTACTATCACTTTAGCAACTGGTAACGGAGCTCAGTTCCCAACACTGGATGCTGGCGAGTATTTTTACGCTACCCTTGTGGACGTGGACAACAACCTTGAGGTAGTCAAAGTAACAGCTAGGGTATCAGACATTCTGACAGTAGTTCGAGGTCAGGATGGTACGACAGCACGGGCATATCTTGTGGGCGACCGCATAGAGCAACGCATGGTTACAGCTTTGTTCAATGAAAAACTTGATGCTACTTCCGGCGAAGCTAGTAAACTGCACATAACCGATTATGCTGATTTTGCCGCCACCCCCGGAGTGGCCGGGCGAGTGAAGTGGAATGATACTGACGGAACGATAGACATCGGGTTAAAAGGCGGGGCAGTAACGATTCAAGTTGGGCAAGAGATGGTACAGCGTATCTACAACGATACAGGGGCTGCATTACTTGAGGGTCAGGTTGTCTACACTACTGGAGCAGAGTTTGGCCGCAAGACTGTAGCTAAAGCCTCATCAAGTGATGAGGGTACGTCTGCGGCTACGTTTGGGGTTCTTACTGAAAATATCTCAGCTGGCCTTGAAGGGTACGTGACGACCTATGGGATGGTCAGGAACATAGATACCTCGATGTTTACTGAAGGTGCACCGCTTTATGTTGGTCTTACACCCGGAACCATGACCGACGTTAAACCTATAGCACCAGAACACTTGGTTAAAGTCGGGTACTGTATTGTTAGCGATGCTACAGCAGGAGTTGTTTTTGTAGACGTAGCTAACGGCTATGAGTTAGACGAACTCCATGATGTACTTATGGGGACTAAAGCTGATAAGCATCTGCTTCAGTATGATGCCGCAACATCTTTATGGAAGAATGGGCGTCTGAACATTACAGCAAATGTGCCAGCTACATCATCGTCTACAGGTACCGCTGGGTGGATAGCATTTGATTCAAACTATGTATATGTCTGTATCGCCACAAATACGTGGAAACGGCTCAATCTACAAAATTGGTAGTAAGGAATAATCATGGCAGCTAAAGTTACGAACAACACATACGGTACGCTAAGTGCAAGCATATCAGACTCAGCCACCACCCTCACCCTCAATTCTGGGGAAGGTGCTAGGTTTCCTGCATTAGGTGCAGGCGATTACTTCTATGCGACTCTTGTTGATACCAGCAACAATCTTGAGATTATTAAAGTTACTGCTAGGTCTGTAGATTCAATGACTATCGTTCGCGGTCAGGATGGGACTACAGCCAGAGCATACGGACTTAATGACCGCCTTGAGTTACGTCCTGTGGCTGCATTGTTTAATGAAAAAGCTGATGTTAGTACAGTAGAAGCCCAGCTTGCAGATAAACTTGACTACGTAGCTCCCGGAGCATCCGGTAATGTCCTGACATCAACTGGTTCTGGATGGGAGTCACAGGCGTTAGATATTGGGGCGATAGGGTCCTCAGTGGTAGTGTTTGAATCTTCCGGCACATGGAGTGCACCTAGTGGTATAACGCGAGCACTTGTCATGTGTGTTGGCGGAGGAGGTGGCGCAGGAGGTTCTTTAGGTATTTATGTTGGTGGAATAGGCGGTAACGGAGGATTCGCCCTTGTAGCTGTAACAGGGTTATCGGGGTCTGTATCTATAACTGTCGGTAGTGCCGGAAATGGTGCGTATAGGGCTAGTGGTGCTGCGGGGACGACATCCAGTTTTGGGTCATATGTTACTTGTGGCGGTGGTGGTGGTGGTGCTGTTGCTATCAATGCAAGTGGTGCAGTTGGCGCAAACGGAACTGTCACAGTGTCCTCAGGAACAACGGTACGTTCTGGAGGTGCAGCCTCTGGGTATTTATATACTTCAGGTAACACTACGACTAACCAGACTGCGGTTAGTTTTAGTGTTACAGGGGCTTACGCAGCAGGCCATGGCGGTGATAAGGGTGGTAGTTATAGTACATATGGTAGAGGTGGAACAGGTGGGGTAGTTGTTATTGCGTATTAAAACTTAACATAGACTCATAAGGGATAGGGTATGGACCAATGTAAAGCTATAAATATGAAAGATAATTTTATAAAAGTCTATAAATTTAGCGATATGAACTTATGTAATGATTTAATAAGTTTTCATTCTGGGTCTAAAGATACATATGATGGGTGTGTATCATATAATGGAGTTCCAATAGTAGATAAAAAATCGAAGGATAGTATTGATTGTAGCCTGCTGGGGAATGAACACCTAGCTAAAAGATATTTTTCGGAGTTGCAGATATGTCTAAACAAGTACATTGAGGCGTATCCGTATTGCAACTGGTACGCACCATTTGCTTCCATTGAGGATACAAATATCCAATATTATAAGCCTCATGGTGGGTATTATGAATATCATACAGAAAGGGCGACTGCTATTACCCCTGCGAGTAATAGGCATTTAGTCTACATAACGTACTTAAACAATGTCACAGATTGTGGGGAAACTGAGTTTTTCCACCAAAAACTTAAAGTTAAGCCAGAGAAAGGGCTCACTATAATCTTTCCTGCTGATTGGACGTTTACTCATAGGGGGATACCATCCCCTACGCAGGAGAAGTATATAGTTACAGGATGGCTAAACTATATAGGGTAATTTAGAGATGTATGCTGAAACATATATAATAGATAAATTGAATGTACTGTAAGGACTTATTATGAAAGCTTTAATATCCCCCGATAATAATCTTGTTATTCAAGTCGAAGCTGACAGTAATACGTTTCCTGTTGCAGAGCCCTTATACTGGATTACTTGTCCAGACACTATTGTAGCGTATCAATATCAATATAATAATGGCGAATTTTCTTTGTATGATATACCGACACCGCCAACGGTCATCCCACAATCTGTTTCAATGCGACAAGCTAGATTAGCATTACTTCAAGCTGGATTATTAGAAACCGTAAACCAAGCAGTAAATACTGGCGGTGAGGCAGATAAAATCACATGGGAATATGCAACAGAAGTGAATCGTACAGATGCTTTAGTTAGCAATATGGCTGTGGCTTTAGGTTTGACAGAACAGCAACTTGATGAATTATTTATTCTGGCATCCACACTATGAACCGCTTAATCAGAATAGGCGATGCAATCAGCCAGCTATGCAATGTGATGTTCTTGGCAGGGCATCCAAATGAATCGCTATCTGGCAGAGCATGGCGCACTAAATCAGTTTGGTACAAGGTGATTGACTTGCTTCTGTGGTTCGACAAAGACCATTGCAAAACTGCACATTTGAATGATGTCGAATACGCACGAAATTTGATTGCAGGAAAATACGACCTACACAAAGTAGGCGAGTAACAACTATAAACTAGAAGGGTAGATAGCCATGCAAGACAGACGAGCAAACCAAGATAGGCGAGATGACAGTGACAATGCAGACCGCCTTAGTCGTATCGAAGGTAAACTAGACAAGATGAGTGAGGCTATCGTTTCGCTTGCTAGAATGGAAGAACGAATGGTTACACTGTTCAAGCGTATGGATAAATACGATGAAGAACAGGCCGCCATCGAACGCCGTGTCGCTACAGTAGAAACAGTCCAAGCTACGCATAGTGGGTCGTCTACTTGGACAGACAAAGTAATCATGATACTAATTGCTGGGGCATTATCCGCAGCGTTTTTTGCATCGAGGTAGGTATGAAAGCATGGACCAAAGAGCTACCGTATTTTGTGGCTAGTGAATTACAATGTAAGGGGTCCGGGGTAATAGTACTAGACCCGCAGTTCGCTGCTGCCTTACCATTCCTACGATTGAAGTGGGGGCAGCCCCTAACGCTTAATAGTGTGTGTCGGAGTCCAGCACATAATGCAGCTGAGAAGGGGCATCCAAGTTCGTTGCATCTGACAGTGAACCCCAAGCATAACACGTTAGGTACAGCCGCAGCAGATGTCAAATGGCGTGGGTGGACTGCCGATAGGCAGTTGAAGTTTGCCAGACTCGCTTACTCCCTAGGCTTTAGTGTAGGGCTTCATGACGGTTTTTGTCATGTGGATTGGCGAGTAGGGTTTGGGTTGCCACAAAAAGTATTCCTATACGGTACATGGACTGGCAAGTTTAGCGTTGGTGACGTTAGTAAAAAGGAGTAAGTCATGGAAGAAGCAAAAGGTTTATTGAGTTCTGTTACGTTTTGGGGGATTGCCCTATCCGTAGTCGGTAAGATTGCCTACATTAAAGGGTATGACCTTGGTGATACTGGTGGTTTGGCTGAGGCTATTGCTTCGTTTGTAGGCGATGGCTTAGCCCTCTGGGGCCGTGTTAGAGCTACTAAACGTATTGGTTCATGAAGGTTGTTGAGATTATCCTTAGGCTGTTGGATGAAATTCTGACAGCCATTAAGGGGAGGAAGGCTCAAAATGAACGTACAAAACTTGAGCAGACACCTGATAATTGGTTTCGTGACCATTTTGGTAGTGGGGTGCAATCAGTCGATGCCGGTAAAACCGACAAAGCCGATACTGGTGATAAAGCCTGAGTCATCTGGTGGAATCTGTTTAGATAAACAGAACGCTACCGAGCTCGGTGTTTATATCATGGAACTAGAACGAGGGTATGACCGATGAAGATGCCACTGGTTATGTACCCGAACGGATTTTTTGCACGTAGTGAAACCATACCTAAAGGTGGTATAATCGTGAAAGAACCTGAAATTACCGAGGACGCCCCGCCAGCTCTGATTGACCAGACCAAAGCCGTACTCGATAGTATGAACTCAGTGAAAGAGCCTAGAGGATAGTATTATGGCTGCGGTTAAAATAATTAAATTCTTAGGCGAAGCCCCGAAGATTTCTCCGGAGCTTCTTCCTGATTCTTCAGCACAGTTAACTGTTAACGCCAAGCTATATTCCGGTGACCTTATACCATATCGCGCACCAGTAATTATCACGAACTCAGGTCGAAACGGTGAAGTTAAAACCCTTCATATACTACACGACCCGGATACTAACACACCGGTATTCCTATCATGGAACGCTGAGGTGGATGTTGCCGCTGGAGCTGCATCGTCAGACAACGAGCAGCGATTCTATTACACCGGTGACGGTGTACCAAAAGTAAGTAACTACCGTCTAGCTGTCACTGGTGGGTTGCCATACCCTAATGATTACTATGAGCTGGGTCTTCCATTACCTACAACTACAGTAACTCCTACTGCATCTGCACTACCAAACGCGACAATCACATCTTGTGTACGCGACACTAGCGACACTGTTGTAGCTACTACCAGTGTCGCACATGGACTTAGGTCAGGTAATGTAGCATCTATCACAGGATTTACTGCTGGTGAGATTGGGTTCAATGCTACGAACGCCAAGGTAACAGTACTCAGCAGTGTACAGTTTTCGTACTATAGTCCCGGTAGTGCGGCAACATCCGCACAGACTACAGGTAAAGTTACACTAGCTGGTAATACTATCCCTAGGTCTTATGTATATACATGGATGACTGGATGGGGGGAAGAATCTATTGCGTCAGACCCGTCTGATACTCTGTATATAAAAGACGGCCAGACTGTCACTGTTACCAATATCCCCACTGGTAAACCAGTCGGGAAAAACTTTGTGCGCGGTGTAAGGCTGTACCGAACTTTAGCAAACCTGAATGATACTGCCTACTACCGCCTAGCTACTCTGTGGTTTCCAACTACGACTACTAGAGTTCAGCGTACAGGCGGGGTATCCCGTGTTACGCTGGCGTTCCCACATAGGTTCGGCGTTGGTGATAGGTTCAAACTTTCCGGGTGTACCGATTCGTCTTTTGACATTACTGATGGTATTGTGACGGATATTGTTGATGACTACGTGTTTGAGTACTCGCAAGCAGGGTCTAATGTATCAGACAAAGCCGAAACAAACGGTACGGTATATCATGATGTTTCTGAAACAAGTACTAGCACTGCAAGATACTGGGGCGATGGTAGCTATTCATTTACTGATGACTTTGAAACATCGAACTTATTCGACATTCTTGGAACAAATGATTACGACCCGCCGCCCAGCGATTTGCAGGGTATCGTAGTAGCCCAGAATAGTATCTATGTTGGTTTTACAGGTAATCAGGTCTACTTTTCTGAACCTAATAAACCACACGCATGGCCAGCAAAATATGCACTGACATTTGAAGATAATGTAGTCGGTGTTGTAGCTGTTATGGGATACATACTGGTATTGACTGAGGGGTATCCATATCAGATTTCTGGTAACAGCCCAGCTACTATGGTGTTCAACCGGATTGACACTCCGTATCCGTGCTTGTCTAAACGGTCCATCGTAAATATGGGGTATGGGGCTGCGTATGCCTCTCACGGGGGTATTGCCGTATACGCACCCAACGCTGGTATGGAACTGGTTACTAAACTGGTACATGACTGGGATACGTGGCTTGAGGCTTTGGACCCAACTACTATTGTCGCTACGTTTTACAATGGTAAGTACCATGCTAGTCATAGTCGAGGTGCATTTGTCTTTGAGCGAGATGAGCGTATTGGCGGATTCTTTGTACAGACTCAGTATAAGTTTTCTGCGATAGCAGTTGACCAAGCCACAAACAGTTTGTACTACGCCGCAGATACAACAGGCAGTATCTACCAGTGGGATAAGCCAGACCAACCGTTATCTCCACTTGAGTGGAAGTCTAAAGTCATCGTGACCAAGGACTATATGAACTTGGGTGCTGCTCGTGTTATTGCTGATTATGATGTTCCGGATGATGAGATTGATATAATCAATGCATTTAATGAAACGGTGCCAGCACTGAACGCCCCATTCTGGGAGGAGCTAGTGCAGTTAGGTACAGTGAACGGGCTACATGATTATATTAACGATGACCTTGAACGGGTTAATGTCGAAGGTTCGTTTAACTCTATGATGGTTAATGGTGACCCTGTCACTACATACAAGAAGCCATTACCTGTAGCTTTACCGGTTGTGTTCCGGTTGTGGGTTAACAAACAGCTTGTGTTTCAAGGTGTGTTATATAACAGCGACATCTTCCGCTTACCAAGTGGGTACAGGTCTGATACGTTTGAAGTGGCTGTGTCAGGCTCTGCACGGATTCGCGCTATACACATCGGTGAAACACCCTATGGTTTGAGGACTGCATAATGCCTAGGTTTACAGCAATTCCTACAATACCTACTGCTGATATTAGTGACTGGCAAGGGCAGGTATTAAACCGGATTAAAGAGAACGTAGAGCTTCTATGTGGTATTAGAGGTGAGTCCGATAATGCAAGCCGTGCTATTACTGGTGACAGGATTACGATTAAGACGTATGATGACCCTACATTTACGCGTGTGTCTGCTACTGGGGAAGGTTATACGATTAATAGTGTAAACGTAGCTGCACTGTCAGATGTTGGTAAGCTGATAAATGATGTCCAGTTACTAGCAAATGACGTAGCTATTATGCGACAAATGTTGAACACGCTTATTACGCAGTTGAAAGGATAGAAAATGAACTTCCCATTATTTGGCGGCGGTAGCCCAGATGCTCGACCAGCACCAATACCAACAAGAGTAGGATTAGCCGCTCCTACTATGGCTCCTCAAGGTGGTATGGCCCAAACCCCCCAAAGTAGTACTCCTACGTCTACGTCACTGGACTTACCACCTGACTTAGCCGGTCTTATGAATCAGGGAGCTATGCCTGCGGTTAACCAACAGGCTCTAGGGACTATCCCTATGGGTACTACTGCGTCTAATCAGAACGCTCCGGCGTTCGACATTAACCTACAGCCTACATATGCTCAAGGTGGTATGGTCGGTGAAGGCGGTATGCCAGATATGACTGGTATGGGTGGTATGCCCAATATGCAACCAGCAGCAGGTGTCGGTGTTCGGCCCGGTGGTATGAACCCAAATACACGTATGACTCCTGAGATTATGGAAATGAATATCCAAGAGTTTTTGCGGAATAACCCACAAGAAGTTGCTGAGTTTAGACAGGTTGTACAGCACCTCATATCTACTGGTGAGCTGACACAGCAAGAGCTCAACATGGTTGAGCAACTAGCTACTACTGCATTGCAAAACCCAGATATGTATCCATACATCCGCAACTATGCAATCCAGCAAGGACTGGCTACTGAGCAGGACCTGTCACCAGAATACGATGAAGGCCTAGTGTATGTTCTGATTCTAGTTGCTCGCGCTATCAAGTCAGGCCAACCTGCTGTTGAGCCAGAGCCTCGCAACTTTGCTATGGGTGGCGAGGTAACTCCGTATTCAGATGGTTCCAATGGTGGCCCAGTAAAAGGTCCGGGTACAGGTACTAGCGATAGTGTTCCTATCCGAGTATCATCTGGGGAGTATGTGATTCCTGCCCACATCGTTAAGATGAAGGGTAAAGAATTTTTTGATTCAATGCTGGAAAAATATAGCGACAAAAAATGAGTAAAGTATATCCCAACGGTTTAACCCTAGATGCTTATGAGCCATTGCTTTTAAGTACTAAGGAACACTTCGATACTTATTGGCCTTCGACCAAGCCGCTTCTGATGAAGTGTGTTAACAAGGCTACACACGGAGAGTACACCGTTGAGGATATTTACAATGCAGCCTTACAGAGTAAGGCTTTTGTCTTTATCGTTAAGAGCGATGCAACCATAGTAAAAAGCGTAATCTTTGCTTTGGTACTTGAGATGGGTGGCTACCCAAGACTGCCATCCCTGAATATCTTGGCGATTGGTGGTATGGACTTGGATGCTTTACATGAGAAATACTGGAAGCAACTGTGCGGTTGGGCCTATATGAACGGGGCACGTGTACTAGAGGGAATGGTATCCCCAGCTATGCAACGTGTTATCGCTCGCTATGGGTTTAAACCAGTTTATACACAGATGCGCTTGGACTTATCGGAGATTATGAAATGAATACTACAACATACAGTAGCCGTAACGCGATGGCTTTGGGGATACCTGATTTATCACCTAACGCATTTGGTGGTGACCTCCCCCCATTCGCACGAAAAGAAATGGTCAAAGCCTTGGGGATGCACTATGAAAAGTCTAAGGGGTTGCGGTCAATCGTAAGTATCGCAGCTTCTATTGCCATCCCTATGGCGGCTCCTTCTATTGCGGCGAGTATCGGGTTATCCACAGCACTAGCTGGTACGATTGGTGCCACAGCTGCTTCTGCGGTTGGCTCTGCGCTTGTAGGTGCCGGTCTTGGTGCCGCGTCTGCACTACTTACGAAGCAAAAAATTGGGCAGTCCATGTTGATGGGTGCTATCGGTGGCGGTATCTCAGGGTACTTCAATGCACCTAACACCCCGAGTATGTCAGCAAATGCTACATCTCTTGCAAACACTCCTGCGGGTTCGACACAAGTTGGTATTGCTAACTTAGGGGATTCAGCTGCAATCGTTACTCCAGTTCAAGGTGCCAATGGTACTCAGTGGACTATTATGAATGGCCCCAATGCAGGTAGTATTGTTGATGCATCTCAGGTCGGGTACGGAGGAGCAATTAGTACAGATAACTTAGCAAACGTGTTAAGTTCTGGTGGGGATATGGCGCAACAAGCCCAGTCGATAGCTAATACGCTCTCTAATACAGGTACACTAGCTGTAAATACGCCAACTGCTATGGGGGGAAATGCCACTGCGTTAGGGACATCTAATTTCTATAACCCAAATGCAGTAGGTACAGCAGGTACAGCAGGTACAACAGCAGCCCAGACTTTTGCTCCACAAACAGCACCGGCGTATAGTTCAGCAGGGTTGCAGGTAACTCCGGCAGCACAGCAGGCAGCTGCGGCTGCGACAGCACCACAACAACCTACGTCTGCTTGGGACGCACTGAAACAAAAAGTATCTGACCCTAAAATGCAAGCTGACTTGGTGCTTCGTGCTGCTGGCCAGCTTGCGGGTTCTCTCACAGCTGGTAGTGGGCTATCACCAGAGCAAGAAGAACTGGTCAAACAACAGAAAGCTGAACTGGCTATGCTGCAACAGACCAATCGTGGATTGTTTGAACAGCGTCTGCGTGAGGCTACTGCGCTTCTTGGTGAAGCTAAATACTTTGACCCTAACTACTTCGGTATGATGGCTCAGCGTAGTGTAACTACTGGTATTGGTCGTCAAGCACAGGAAAACCTGCGTGACATCGCCCCTCAACGTGGCGGTCTGCGTACTGCGGAACAACGCAGATACAATCTTGAAGCTGCTACTCGTGGTGAAACAGCATATCTGCAAGGTGCTACAACTGCACAGCAGAATAAGCTACAAACTACACAAGCTGGTTTGGCTGCGCTGCCTACTTCTGGTCCTAATACATATGGCACCTATGGTGGCGGATTCAGTGATACACTTGCTAAAGCTGAGGAACAACGCCGAAAAGCAGCTGAAGATATTGGTGCGTTATTTGGGTCATTGACAGGTCCCGGCAAAGCAACTTCACTCGGTTAAGGAGTAGGCCATGAGTTTAACATTAGGACAAGTTCTCAGTGGTGCCGGTCGGGTAGGTATTGGGTGGCGCAATGAGGAAGAAAATCAGCGTAGGGCGCAAGAAAATCAGCTAAAGATTGAGGAACAGAACCGCCTCAATAATCTACGCCGTGAGATGACTCAGGCTCCAATGCCGCAGACGCCTGACTTGATGGGTCAGTTTGCTAAGCCTGATGTACATCAAGTGCCAGTGGCTCCGGTAGCTGCGCCACAAGTAGCTGCGCCAGCTCAGGTTACTATGACACCTGAACAGGCACGGTTAGAGCAACTGAAACAAGGTAACATTCTACCTCCGGGCTCTTTGATGCCGCAGCCTGCGCCCACACCAGAGCAACAAGCTGAGATGGACCGCTACGCCCGTATGAAGCAGAACTTACCATCTAATATAGTCGGCGGGGCTGTGGTTAAAGGGCTCAATGCTGCTCGAAATCTAATCGCTCCGGGACTTGCTCCCAGTGGGATGCCGACCGGCATGGTGACTGCGAAGCCGGGAGCAACAACCCCAGCTAAGTCAGATACTAAAATGTATACCCCGAATGACGTTGAGTACTGGATGGTTGACCGGACAAAAGCTGGAACTATTGGTACACCCGACCAACAAAAACTTCTGGCCGCACAGCAACAGGTTGAGAGTAGTGGTAATACAAATGCTGTAAGTCCTAAAGGTGCTACAGGTCTAATGCAGGTCATGCCACAGACAGCCATGGACCCCGGCTTTGGGTTACCTAACGTATTCGATTTTGCTGCGGCTAAAGGTATCCAAGTAGGTAAACGTGATGCTGCTACGGCGGCTGCGCTTTTAAAAATGCCTGAGATAGGTGCTGAGTATGGCAATATGTACTCGCTCAAGATGGCTGAGAAGTATGGTAATAACCAAGTACTTCAGCTGATTTCCTATAACATGGGACCGACTGCAACTGACAAGTGGTTGGCTAATGGTGGCGATATGAGTAAGCTACCTAAGGAAACCCGTGACTATGTAGCCAAAACAATGAAGCTTGTTGGTAGCGAACAACCATCTATAATCAAAGATGTACCAATCACACCTGATGGGCAGATTGTTAAAGTTGCTGGCACTAAGCCACCAACGCCAGCGGTACAGAAAAAAGTCAGTGACTTCTATCTGGCGAATCCTGAGGCAATCGGTGGTGATATGCAGCGTGCTCTACGCCAACGTGACGAACTCTCGCGCCTAGCTGGTATGTACCAGCGTTCTGGTATGGGTATGCAGTACATGGAACTGCGAAATAAAATCATCGAACTTGATGAGGGTATGTTCTACCTGCAAGGTATGCAAGGATTACAAGACTTAACTAACGCTAACGACCCACGCCGCTTATCTGCTGTGGCAAGTCACTACGCGGGTACACCGATTGCGTTCCAACCTCGTACTGATGGTATGTATAACGTGTTCGTTAACGGCACTATGACTAAAGAGGGTATTGACCCATCTGAAGTGGCTGACTTGGCTCGCCGCTCATTTGACAGTGGTTACCGTCAGACTATGGCTCAGGTATCTAGCGAGGCTTCTGTGAAACGTCTGGACACCAGCTTAGATATTATGAAAGAAAACGCTAAGGCCTATGCTAAGATGATTGCTGATGTTACTGTTGAAGGTATCAAAGGGCAGAACACAATCAACCAAGAAATGGCTAAAGCTAAGTATGGTATGGAGGTCAAACCTTCTGGTGCTGCTGATGGAGGTGTGTTTATTAAACCATCGGGGTCTACTGATGTGTTCTACTATAACCCAACGCCTACCACTATTGAGGTTGATGGTGTTAAAATAGAATCAAGAGGCGCACATCCAATCGCAAACCTTCCATCGTTGAGCTGGGCAAAAGGTACAATATAAAGTGAGGTAGTTATGGCTAAAGAAGGTCTTTCGTTTGCTGACCCGTTTCTGGCGAAATCTAACCTAGGGCCTGAGGCTAATCCATATGCGATTAACAGCCCTACGTCAGACATAGGGTTGAATGGGTTAGCCCCATCTTTAGCAGACATGGCTGCTGTCGGGCAGCAAATCGTTAAGCAAAGTCAGTTCACAATGCCGGAGTTGAAGCAGGCTCCGGCTATTGCCTTTAATCCTACGGAAAACAAACTGTATGTTAACGGTATTACTTTTGACGCTGATGACGCTACTACTGCTTTACAGTCTGAGCAGTACCTTTCCTATCCATCTGTTGGCTTACCTACCACTGGTAACTGGACTCCGATAGACCAGAACGCATATGGGCAATTCCTAGAGTCTATCCGAAACCCTAGCCTTGGTCGTCTAGCTAAGAAGAACTTTGGTATTGGCGTAGACAATATGCAACTGCTTGCGGGCAGGGGTATGCAGTTACTTGGTGCTGAGCAAACTGGTCAATCTATAGTCGACCAGCAAATCAAAGACCTCAACAAGACTACGCCGTTCCAACGTGAGTTCTCAAATATCGAGTCAGGCGGCGATGCTGTCGATTGGTTCGTGGCTAACTTGGCGCAGCAAGGTCCTAACCTGCTTGAGTCAATGGCTGTTGGGCTTGCAGGCTTCGGTGCTGGTACTGCCGCTGGTGGCCCGCTCGCTGGTCTTTATGCTGGTGCTGCTGGTATCCTAGGTAAGTCTGCTGTTAAGCAATCCATCATGGCAGCTGCCAAGAAGAAAGCCGCTGGTGAAGCCCTTACTGAAGTAGAAACCAAATTGTTGCGTAATGCCGCTGGTACTGCCGGGGCATTGGCTGCGTCTTATGGTAGTAATATTGCTACAGGTGCGGCAGATATTTACGGTGAGCAACGAGAGCAAGGGGCAACTGCTGATGATGCAGGGGCTAGACTTAGTGCGCTGCTGGGGTCTATTCCATACGCCGCACTGGAAACTTTACCGGAATTTGTTTTAGCATCCCGCATCTTTGGCGGTATCAAGGGTACGGGTACAGACTTGGCATCCATCCAAGGTGCTACTGCGTTAGGTACAGGTGCTAAGCGTGCTGGGGAATTACTCAAACGCGGTGTTGTTGGAGCTGCCGTTGGTGGGCCACTTGAGGGTGCTACTGAACTTGGGCAGGAAGCTCTTGTCATGGGGTTATCTGGTCAGGACTTGACTAGCCCTGAAGCGCAGAAGCGTTTTCTCGAAGCATTTGCCGCAGGCTTTGGTGTAGGTAGTCCATTAGGTGGTATCGCTAACCTGCGTAAGGGTAAGACTCCAGTGGGTGACCAGCCTACTAACTTACTAAACCCAGAGCAATCACCAGAGCCTGCACCACAAAGCACTGCACTTACTATTACTGAACCACCAGCGGGTGTACCTCAAGGCCCTGTCACTACCGGCGGCATGATGGGTCGCCCTGACATGATTACTGCCCCTGATGGTACAACCAGACCATCACGCCCTAGTGATACAATTTACTCAGGTGAAGTTGCACCGGGTCAGTTTGGACAACAGGGTGTGCTCGACATCTTTGGACCTGAAGGTGCGACCATTGCTGAGCTACAGCAACGCAGTACTCTTGAGAATCCATTAGGGATACCATACCTAGGAGAGCAACCTAATACTGACCCCCGCCAAGGACAGCTACAGTTTGCGCCTCCGCCGCCTGCACCTACACCAGTCAATGCGCCGGTTTCGCAGATGCAACTTGCTATGCAGCAGGCAGAGGTGGCTAAGGCTATCGAGCAGCAACAACTTGCACAGGAACAGCAACGTCAGGCAGAACTCAATCGCCTTGCAATCGTGGCACAGAACCAACGTCAGTTAGACTTGGCACAACCTGCGCCTGAACCCGTAGCTCAGCTACCTATGCGTGAAACTCGTGCGCCGAACCCGCAGCAACTACAACTGTTTGGTAGAGGTCAAGCACCTAAACCATCAATGCGTGAGCGTATTCGCCGTGGGATTCCTGCACCCCAACAACAGGGCGCACCTGTCGTCATGGCTGCACCTAAAGTTGACCTGCGCCGCACCAAACAAACGTCACTGTTTACCCAAGATGGTGAACCCACTATAGCTGCCTTGCGTTCTGCCGGTGTTAAGAGCCCAGTCCGTAGTATTCCAGAGGTTGGTGGCAGTCAGATTCCACCAACAGGTAGACCAGTCAATGCGGTTACAGTATCTAAGGCTGTCAAGAAACTGACTGAGAAAGCCACGCAGGAAAAGCAAGGAAAAGGTTTACAAGATGTAAAGGCTGCTCAGCAGGCAAAGGCAGCACGGTTGTCCGTGGAGCGTGAAGCCCGTACTCAGTGGCGTGACAAGCGCGACCCCAAAGCACCGACATGGGAAAAGCTATCTGATGCACAGCGTAAAGAGTGGACTGATTTAGTCGAAGCCAATAAAGCTTCGATGGCTGAGGCTGACCGTATCGGTGGTATTAAACCACCAGAGCCGACACCACCTAAACCAACTGGCAAAGCAGCACTGAAGAAAGAATCTAAAGTTGAAACGACTAAGGCTACACCTGCCGCACCGGTAGGTGAGCAACGACTTAAAGCACCTAAAGCTCAAGCTGCACCGGCTCAAGTACCACAAACATCTTTAGCATCGTTAGTCGCTCAGGTCACATCTCCAGCACAGGAGAAGGAGAAGGAGAAGAAGTCAGGTGAGGCATCAACTGAAACATTAGCCGCGCAACAAGCACTTGAGGCTGCTATTGAAACTGTGGAAACTACCGGCTCACCTAAAGAGTACGAAGTTGCAATGAACGACATCGTGGATGTATTCGTTACTGAAACAAACCAAGCTACTAAGTTATTCAAGACAGCCAATGAGTTCCTGTTCGGTGCAGAGCCTATCCCTGTGGCTGAGTTCACTAAAGCCTTACGTGCGTTTGCAATCACGATGCCAAGCATCAACCCTCGCTCACGCCTGTACACCCTGCTGAACGATTACAATTTGCTCAACGACCCTAAGATTGGTGTGCGTGTATCTGCTAAGAAAGATGAGGAAGTTACGCTGGCAGTTAAGGAAGCTGATGATACCGTTGAGGAAATTGACCGTGCAGCAATACAACTTGCTACTATTATCAATAACCGAGAAGGTGAATTTGACCGTAAAGCCTTAGCTCGCAAGGCGGAAGCTTTGTATAAACAAGTTGAGGATACTGCGTTCGTAGTCGGCGAGCGCGGGTCTATCGAGGATTTCTTTAAAGATGGTAAACCAATCGTAGTGCAGAAGCCGGGCACAAGTAGGTATGTTCTGTCCAGCGTGGAAGAAGCCAAGATGTCGCGTGAAGAATTTGCTAAGGTTCATGCAGAATCGCGTAAAGTATTGCGCGACCTTGAACTGGAGTATGCAGAGGAAGACCAGCGTGCTGCACTGGAACTTAAATTCCAGCAAGAGTCAGGCATCCGTGAGGATGATAACGTGTATGGTGACCTAGCTAACTACTACCGCGCTGATGAAAAGCCAAGCCAACCAATGAAAGCAGGTCCATTGCGCCTGATGGCAACTAAGTTCGTATCCAAGCTGGCTCGTAAACCTAAGGTTCATGTGTTCCAGAATCTGGATGATATGCGTAAGACAAATCCCAAGTTGTTTAGAGAAGCTGCCGCCGCTCGTAAGGCCGGGGACTTCGAGGCTGTCAACGCCGCTGGTATGGCATGGGGAAACACTGTCGTTCTGTTTGCTGACAATATCAATGGTGAGAAACACGCCAACTTTATCATGGCTCATGAGATTCTGGGGCACGTAGGTTTCCGTGGTTTGTTCAGTGACGCACAGCTTAATAAAATCTTACAGTCAATCGCTGACTCTGATGTGCAGGTTAACAACGCAGCAGTAGTTCTGTCAGAAGTACAGAATATTCCGTTCTTGGAAGCCGTGGAAGAAGTTTTGTCTGACCGCGCAGCTGCAATCGACTCATCAACCATGATGCGATTCTGGACATGGCTTAAAAACCAGCTGAATAAATTAGGATTCAAGTTCAACGATGATGCTGCTCGCTACTTAGTAAGTCTATCACGCAAGTATGTACGTCAAGGTGTGGGTCGTTCAGAGGTCAACCTAAAAACTCTCTTGCAGGAAGCGTCTACGATGCGAGAACTCGACCGGTCTGATGTTGAGGTATTAAGATTTGCCCAACTCGCGCCACAAGGCCAGCAAACTGCTGCCATGAACGCCATGAATCAAAACGTCACTTCAACCGGTGGTTTAGAAGGCATTATGAACTGGTTGAACAATAACGATGCCAAAGTTGCAGACCTACGCCGTAAATATGACGGTACAAAAGTAAACGCCAAGGACACCATGAAGAACTTCTTTGGGCTTCTGCGTACTCAAGATGACATGGCTCGTGATAGTAAGGGTGCGGCACTGGTTTTCAGTCTTACCCAACGTAAAGGTGAGATGCAGCAGAAACTCAAGACAAAATACTCTAAGCTAACACAGCTTGCACACGAAGCTAAGTTCCTGATGTTCGGTGACGGTCCTGAACCTATGGAATCACAACAGGCTGGACAACTACTGGCTCTTGGTTCACTACTGAAAGGTAACCAGTTCTCTGATTCACAACTGCAATCTAAGTTTGAAGCCCCTATCGCATACTCCACTGAACTGGGTCAAATCGTTATGAACCCAGATGCGTTTGAGTCACTGTCTAAAGCTGGTACTTTATCTGTAGCCGACTTCAAAAAAGGCTTTGATGTTCAGACGGGTTACACTGAGAAACCAATGACAGCTGAGTATAAAGCCCAGCTGGAGTCTGAGCGTGACCAAGAAGTTGCAGTAATAGAAGCACGCAAGAAACGTGACCTTGACCGTATCCAGCGTAAGATTGACACAGCCAAAGATACCAAGGTAAAGACCTCATTGCAGGCTACATACGACAAGACGGAAGATAAATTCGATTCCATGCTGCGTAGCACCAAGCTGTCATATAAGAAACAAATCGACAGCAACACATACAGCGCACCTAACTATGTGAACACCAAAGACATGGCTGACTTCGCATGGGTTAAAGATATGACCGAAGATAGTATCCAGTACAAGATGTACTTACAGTTCCGTGAAGCTATCAACGAAAGCCAGATGGATGTATTGGCTGCCAAGTATGACGGAGCCATGTACGAGCAAGAACGTGTACTTAATCGTGGTATTGACCGTGCCTTTAGTAAAGCTTTGACTGAGGCGGAACGCCGCTTTATTACTGCTGTATCTGATGAGCATGACCGTATCGCTATGGAAGGCTCGTCCTACGAGAACAACCGATTCAAGATGAACGAAGTATCTCAAGCTGACGCTGTGGATTATGCTGAAATGCGCTTTGCTCGGTCATTCTACAACGACAACGCACTTAATGATTTCGCAACCAAGCTGCCTAACTACACCCCTGACGAAGTTAAGACTTTGGTTATTGGGCTACGGGATAAGCTGCGTGTAAAGATTGACCCTGATACAGACGCCATCACCGATTCATCAATCTGGCCTGTGGCTTACGCCATGGAGGAACGCAGTACGTTCACCATATCATTGAACGATGACTCACTATATGCCAAGCGCAGTATTGCTGGTGGCTATGCCCCCCTATCTCGCCGAGGCAAGTTCCAAGTTCGTGTGCAAGCATACACCATTGACGCTGATGGTAACGAGGAGCCAGTTAAGCTGCATCAAGGGCAGCAGGATTCCTTACCGCTGTTTATGACTGAGAAAAAAGACGAGTCTATTGGATACGCTGAGGAGTTAAACGGCTTACTTACTGGCGAATACACCATGCGAGATGCCAACAACCGCGTGGTTTCAGTGTACTTGAAAGCCATCGTCAGTGATGTAGAAACTACACCTGCATTGGTAGACATCATGCACTATGATGATGTGATGTATGCTCTTAGTCGCTTGGGTGTACAGATGCCAGTAGCTGACCGTGAGATTCTGATTAAGAAAGTTACCGCACAAAACTCTAGGGCTCGTGCTAACTTACAACGTGCTGGTGTACCGGGCTGGGACAAAGATGTTGTCCGTAGTTCATCCGCCTTCCTTGAGCAGCAGGCTTATGTTGCAGCTAACAAGACATTCCGCCACCAGTTTGACGGGGTACTGGAAGATAACAACAACTGGTTTGGTAACCGTGACCGACTGGCAGAACTTAAAGCCAAGTGGGAAGCTGCTACTGGCCCAGCCAAGGAACTGGCAGCACGTGAGTACTACCAAGAAAAATACTACTTCGAAAAAGCCAATGAGAAAGTCGGCGACACTAACGTACTGCGCGGTAACTGGTATAAAGAACGCGCCAAATCACAGCTTGATTGGCAAGACTCTACTGGGGACATTGTGTTTGCTGATGACTTCTGGAATAACAACCAGTTCTCACTGAGCGCACGTACTTGGGCTGCGGTTGCCCAGCTTGGTGGTTCTATCGCCACAGGTATTACACAGATGCTGTCACTGCCTACCAACTCATGGGCTTACTTGTCATCATATAACCCAGAGAATAACTTTGGCCTTGGCCTTGGTGCTGGTCGTGCTGGTGCATTACTGTCCAAGTTTGCTATCGCTGCCGCCAATCCTAAGTACATCAATGTGGACTTCTTGGACGCCCAGCTTGCAGAACTTGAGCGCACTGGTGCTAATGAGAACAAAGATGGTATCACTGGTGCTGAGTTACGATTCTTAAAAGACCTGACGGAAGAACAGCGTCTGGATGCTGCCCAGTTCAACGCCCTAACCGGTACAGTGCGCGGGCGCAAAGGCTTTATGGGTAACCCAACCTTCCAGAAATTTGTTCAGACATGGATGTTCCCATTCAGTTATTCAGAGCAGTTCAACCGCCGTGTAACTGTGCTTGCTGCCTACCGTGGTGAGTATGAACGCCAGATTGCTGCTGGCAAAACCCCCGGTCAGGCTGACGATGCTGCACGTATAGCTGCTGACAAAGCCCTCGATGCTACACAAGGTGACTACTCACAGTACAACCGACCAGCGTTCTTCCGTGGCGGCCTGATGTCATTCGTCTATATGTACAAGCAGTATCCAATCATTATGTTACAGCTGCTCAAAAATATGGACCGCAACGGTAAGATTATCATGCTGGGTTCACTGATTTTACTGTCTGGTTTGCGTGGCCTGCCGGGTGCTGACGACTTACTGGATATTATTGACGGTTTAATGCAGCGCATGGGCTTGCAGTCCGGCTCAGTAGAGAAAGAATTTGCCCGATTAACTCGTGATGCCTTTGGCCCGGAACTTGGTGCGGCACTTAGCCCTGTCATGTTGCGTGGTTTACTGGATGCTACCACTGGATGGTCATTCTCAAATCGTTTGGGACTTGGCGATATTGTACCGGGCACTGCCTTGTTTAAACCATCTGCTTCTGCACAGGAAAAATTGCGTGAAGTAGAGAACTTGGCAGGTGCGCCAACCTCATTTATGATTGGTGCGTTTGACTGGGCAGCCGGAACTATACCTTCAGTGATTACAGGCAGACAACCATTCAGCAAGATACTTACAGACTTCCCTGCTAGGGCTATTAAGAACGCCACTGAAGCTTGGAAGTACGCCAATACAGGTGCAATCCTAGATAGTAAAGGCTATGTGGTTTCTCAAGATGTAACTGCTTGGGAGGTTATCGGTAAGGCAGTGGGCTTCTACCCAAGTCGTGCTCAGGTGCAGATGGATTGGATGATGGCCGATGACCAAGAGCAACGCTATGGTCAGATGATTAGAAGTGAAGCTATACGTGAGGCTGTTGCAGCAAGAATCAATGGCGACCAAGACCGCCTTGCAAATGTCCAAGCTTATGTACGTGATTGGAATGAGGATGTTAAAGGTACACGCCTTGAGATTAAAAATTTCAGTGGTGGTGTGAACAGAGCGTATAAAGAAGCTACTAAACCACTGGCAGCTAGGGCACTCAAGTCATCTGCCAGAGCAGGTAGACAAGAGGCCGAAGAACTAGCCGCCTTGTACGGGTTCGAGATTTCTAACTAACTACCTTCATCTGACCTAAACTTAAATCGCCTACTGATTGCTCGGCATCATCCAAGATACCTTGTAGTCGTGGGTGGTTTAGGTTTATACCAACCACATAGCACTGTGGGATTTTAATACCAACATCTTTACCGAAGTATGCCTTCTGTGACTTAGGTGTAGCATTGATGTTCTCAGCATCAAACTCGTTGAGAAATCCTTTGTAGTCAATACCACGTTTAGCCAACCAACGTCTGAGTTTAGTTCGCTCAATCATTACCGTACCGCTGGTGAACTTGCCATCGAACGTCTTACGGTACAGGTCATAACGGACTGTAATCTCAGCAACGTATGGTCTACTGCTATCCTTCATTGGTTTCTGACCATCGGTGTGCATCACGGTAATAGCAGAGTCCATATGCTCGTTGATAAACTCGCCAAGTAAATCGAACGCATCAACACGGTTAGCCAGTGCGTTTTTCTTAATACCTACAAGTTCTTCTAGTGCCCACTCGGTTGCGTCTTCAATTTCATACTGGATTAAACCGAAGTCTTTAGCCAGTCGATTACCCAAGTCTGCAAGTACTACACCTACTTCCCAGAAGCGTTCGTTACCTGAGAATATTACCCCATACCTAGTTGGGAACTCAGCGATAGCGTGTTGTACCATAGCCTTAACCCTATCCTCGCCTAGTTCCATTACGTTCTTAATGAACTCCGGACCTGCCCATCCATAGTTGTGCATGAGGAACATATACAGCTGACGACCAACTGCCGTACCCTTACTCAATAGCGGATGCACTGGCATATGGAACTCAAGCAAACGTGCAAGCTGTGCATCTGACGCACTGCCACCAGCGTAGAGCATACTTTGTATGGATTTGTTTGTGGATAATGTAGCAGTAGTCTGGAACTCACGTGCTGCTTTTTCTTCGGCGGCTCTACCTAACCTGCCTTTATCCTTACCCTGTGTTACCCAGTACAACATATCACCCACTTCATCGGCATCCATCATCGTGGTTTCATCAATAGTCATGGGTAGATTGCCGTGAGTAGACAGCCTTGCAAACATACTATTCTGCGTGAACTTGCCACCGAAGTGTAGCTGGTCTGGATTACCCCATACCGACTGCATCATCAACTGACCCAGAGTTTTACCCGCACCAGTTTCACCGTAGATGGATAACGTCAGACCTTTAATGCCTGTCATCTTGAGCAGCGGTGTGGCAAAACTAAAGCCGAGCAAGAACTTGTGCGGTGTCATCTTGGCTGTTTCAAGTATCTTGGTAAACTTCACCCACTCATCACGTGAGCCAGCTGTACCATACATCTGGTCGCCAACTTTAGCTATGGATGATGCTAGGTTTACCGACTCCTGTGATACCGTACCATCTGGCAGGCGGCGTAATAATGTGTTGCCGATGATGAATTGACTGTAGCCATCCTTCCAGCCCATAGACGAATACAGGTTGGTAAGACCACGCCTCTGTTTTAATTCTTCCATGTATGAACGTAGTAGCATTTGAAAATTCTTTGTCTTAGATGCTGACTCAAGCACGATGCCTTGGTCTGCAATCGTAGTGCCAAACTCACTACTGTTATCGACCAGATGGGCCTGTCGTAAAACCAACTCAGTCCATCCAACGTGTGGTCTGTTCCACATATATCGTACAACTTCATACCCAAGACTCTCATCCTTGCCATACCCTACTGGATATATGTCGAACGAACATACTGGTATTTCATTGTCCTCAATCTTGATTACGATACCTGCCGTGGTACGCTTGAACGCTCTAGGCATTGGCACATCGGAAGCAATCGGGTCAAACTTTGCAGCCTCTGACTCAGCTTCAACGTAGGTCACACCGAGAATAGCAGGGCTGGTAATCTTGTCTTTGAATTTACAGCCTTTACACAGGCCAGAGTTGAGTTCAGCAAAGCGTTTGCAGGTTGTCGGTCCTGATACCTGTTCTTTCCAGTGAGCCATCTTGTCGATGGTATTCTGCTGGTCAAAGCCGGGGTGGTTCTTACTCCACTCAATGGCTATATACTCAGGGTTCTCACAGTACGCAGCGATACCTAACACACCATACCAAGTAGGTTCTTCTACTTTATCTTGGTTGTCCACAGCCCATTGCACTTGAGCGCAAGCACTATAGATTTTGTCTGGTCTGGATGGATTGAACTCCACCTTAACTGCTAAAGCATCCAACAACGTACTGCTGGATGCTGACCTCTGGCTCACCGGTTGAGCCTTTGGAATTGCTCTATGTTGTTCGAGTATGGAACGTAAGTAGATAAGCGGTACATTTGGTGCATCTACCAGTAACTTAACTGTGTTGCCGTTCTTGTTGTTCGTAGTGCCGACTGGTCGTAGTATTCGTGCCGCATCACCAGTAACAGCAGGGTCAATCATAAAGCCACTGTTTAAGGCCAAGGCCTTCATCGCTTCTGCCAATGGCTTCCACGTGTCGTAGTCCAGTGCTTCTTCTAGTATCCAATATACGTGCAGACCACCGCCTGAGAATACAATCATAGGCTTCGGCATACCGAAGTCAGCTACGAATTTACCCAGTGCGACAAGGCCTTCCTTATATGATGGATATGGTTTGTTCTCGCCACAATCTACATCCATTGCGATTACACGGATGCTACTAACAAATTCCTGCTTACGTTTTTTATCGTTATATGCAGCTATGGCGTAGTATGTTGTGTTTCCCCTAGCGTCAAGTGCTAAGGCCACCTTTGCGAGTTCATCCACTGAGTTGAAAAAACCATGCCTTGGTGCAGGATGGTCTTTGGTAAAGCTGGCTATACAGTATAGCCCCTCAGATGGGAGTACCCGCCGAAAGAAATCCAGCGTGTTCATATTATCCCCGTATCATTATGAGGGGCCGAAGCCCCCCACTCCATCAGTTAAACCGCTTTAGCACTTCGTCTAATTTGGCTCGTCTAGTTTCCGCATCCAGAATAATAACATCTGGAGTAGGCCACTTATCTTCTACCATGATAGCTAAAAGATTTTTTAAGACAAGCCTAATTTTATCGAGATACTTATCCTCAGGAACCCTGCCCTGTACCCATCGGAAGTAAGTCATCCTCGTGACGCCAAGCAGTTCGGACATATCCTGTCTGCGAAGCATCATGTGTTTACGAAGTGCCTCGACTTTAGCGAAGTCGATTGGATTAGGCATCATCAGCACCTACTGAACCTACCAGTGCAGCGATTTCATCAGCCAGTGAAGTAGCAGATGGTACATCAGCTGGTGCTGCTTCTACTTCTTTCTCTACTGGTGCTGCCTGTGCAGCTGGGGCAGCAGCTGCTTTCTTACCGAAACCTTTAGCCGCTGGTGCTGGCTCTG